GGAGACTCTATTGGTCTTGGATTCGGCTATGGTTCTGCTGATAATTATGTAAAATCTGGAATAGTACACGAATTTACCAATGCAAATGGTACTGGAACTTTACATTTTTGTACAAGTGCAGAAGCTGGAGCAGACACAATAAACAAAGGCGATGCAAAACTTTCCATCAATAGTTCTGGTGAAGCTACTTTTGCTGATAAAATAAATGCTGGTTCTTGGATACAAGTAAATGATAATAATACTTTATGGTCAGACCCATCAACTGGTGTTTTTATACAGTCTCCAGGCACTACACAGAAAATTAGCTTTAGAAATAATAGCAGTCAAGTAGGTATGGTGTACGATGCCTCCTCTTTTAGATTGAGCATTGGTGGAACTCATACTGCTGAAGCAGATATATCATTTGAGCCAGATGTTTACACTACAGGAGGACAAGGTATTAGATGGCAAGATGCGGTTGTTGACACTGATGCCATAATACAAGGTGTTCGACAGGCAAGTAATGTAGGTATTGGAGTATTTATCGGTGCTAACTCTCAGGTTGATACATCTGGTGGTATATCCAGATTTAATACTAGCGATGAAAGTTCTTTCATATCAGTAGACCCAAGAGGTGATTTGTATTTTGGTACAAGTGGTACTGGTGCAAATCCAAGCACAAGATTGCATATTAATAGTTCTGGATTAGCTACTTTTTCTGGTGATGTAAGCATAAAAAGCACAGGTGGCAATAATGACCCTGCAACCCTTGCTTTATGGAATCCCGATGTAAGCATATCCGATAATGATAACATAGGCGTTATCTTAGCACAAGGTTCTGATTCTGGTGGTTCTCCTCCCTACTTAGGTGCAAAAATAGAATTTAATGCTGATGCAGTTTGGGATACTGGTACAACTGGATACTACCCAACAAGAATAGATTTCTTTACAGAATCAAACAGTGGAACTGTATCTACAGCAAGTAGGAGAATGACTATTGGTAGTGATGGTCGTGTCGGGATTGGAACAGCGGGAAGTCCATCACAAATGCTACACCTTGCACACGCAACAGATGCTTCTATACAATTAGAAAGAGTTGATACATCTGTGGATGATGGTGATGGTATTGGAGCAATTTTATTTAAAGGTGGTGAGTCATCTCAAACTGATATAGCAAGGATTAGAGTCAACGCAGATGCGGCATTTACAGGTTCATCTTCGCCTACTCAAATGATTTTTGAAACTACTCCAAGTGGTGCAACTGCTGATACTCCTGCATTAAGAATAGATTCACTTCAAAATATTGAAGTCAGTGCTGGTGCTTTAAAAATAAAGACTGCTGGTCAAGAACTTCAATGGGTAAATGGAGCAACTAAACTTACTGGCGCAGATTCCTATTTAGAATTTAATGTTACCTCTGCAAGAAGATTTAAACTTGATGCTAACTCTGTTATCTCACTATCTAATAATGATAGTGGTACTGGCAATACAATATTTGGAAAGAGTACAGCAACATCATTAGATGCTGGTAGCAATTATAATGTTCTTATTGGTGGAAGTATTGCAACTGGCTCTATGAATGATGCTACTCACAATGTCGCTGTAGGCTCAGATGCACTTCAAGATATAACGACTGGTGACGACAATATCGCAATCGGCTCAAGTGCCTTATTGAATATTACAAGTGGTGAGCGAAACATCGCAATTGGAAGGCAAGCTGGACAAGCAATAACTTCAGCAAATAGAAACACTGCCATTGGGTATCAAGCATTATACAGTGAAGATGCTGACGGAGACAGAACAACAGCTATTGGCTATCAAGCATTATATAGTCAAAATGGCGGTACAGAGGCTATGGGTAATACTGCTGTAGGTTATCTATCTGGATATTATAATGTTACAGGTACAAACAATACCTATATGGGTTACGGAAGTGGAGGTTCTGGAGCTGGAAGTACAAACAATCATAGTGATAATACTGGTCTTGGTTATAAGTCTTTAGAGGCAACGACTACAGGAAGTAATAATACCGCTGTTGGTAGTCTTTCTGGTCAATACAACCAAACTGGTAGCCAGAACACTTATGTAGGATATGCAAGTGGTCTTGGAGCATCTGGAAATAGTCACGATACGAACACAGCTGTAGGATACTTTACATTAAAAGATGTAACTACAGGCGGAGCAAATACAGTAATTGGAGCATTCGCTGGAGATGTAGTTACTACACAAGATAATTTAACTTTGGTTGGTAAAAACGCTGGTGGTGCAATAAATGATAATGGAGCAAATGGTACAACAGCAGTTGGGACTGGTTCTTTAGGTTCTCTTACAAGTGGTGCAGATAATGTAGCAATCGGAATGAATGCTATGTTTAAAGTAAACACAGGACACGATAACGTGGCACTTGGAAAAAATGCTGGTTTTTACGCTACTACTGCTGGGTTTAATACTTTTATTGGAAAAGAATCTGCTCAAGGTATTAATGCAACAAAATTAACTGGTGATAATAATGTAGCTGTAGGATATAGGTCTGGCTACAATATGCAAGGCTCATCAGCAAGTAACGTAATTGTAGGCTCGTTAGCTGGAGATGCTATTACGACAGGAACAAGTAACGTAATTGTAGGTCAAAATTCAGACATATCTGCTGTAGACGGAACCAATCAAATAGTAATAGGGCAAGGTGTAACTGGTGGAGGAGATAATTCAGTTGTTCTTGGTAATTCAAATGTGACTGCTGTTTTATGTGCGGCAGATGGTGAAGCTCAAGTTTATGCAAGTGCAATTAGGTTCCCAGCTACACAAGTTGCAAATTCTAATGCAAATGCACTTGATGATTACGAAGAAGGCGACCATACTGTTACCGTAACAGACAATAGTGGAACAATTACCTTGCAAAGTGGTGGTGATACTTTATCATATACAAAAATTGGTAGGCAAGTTACTGTCGCTGGTGAACTTCAACTAAATGATTTATCTGGTGCTGGAAGTGGTGCTTTAAGGTTTACTTTGCCTTTTGCAGTTGCAGACCAGACTGAGGGTGCAGATAGGTTTGCTGGTAGTGTGTACACAAGAAATGTTGATTACAGTGCTAATGTAGTTGGTGCTTGTGTAAAAGCGGTAGTAGGAACTTCAATTTTTAATATAGTTGAAATTACAGATAATGGAATGGAAGCTGGTCTTGCCTCTGGTTCATTTGCAACAAGTGATGAAGTAACTATAACATTAACATATTTTACATCTTAATTGGATAATTAAGTGGAACTAACAAGGAGTTAAAATGGCTTTAGAAAAAAAGAATACATACGATTATGAAGTTCGTGGAGAATACAAATGTATCCAAGAACGCTGTAAAACATCTATTATAGAAGATGGTAAAGAAATATCATATTCATACCATAGAAAATCATTTATGCCAGATGCAGATGTAAGTGGTGAATCTGATGAATTAAAAGCATTAGCAAATGCACTGTGGACAGATGAAATCAAAAAAGCGTATGAAGATAGTAAACCTGAACCAGAAGAAGAATCTGGAGAATAATTAACTAAACAAGGAGTCAATAATGGCTAAAGAAAAAAAAGAAAAGCCAGTTATTAATCTTGATGGTAAAGA